TAATCTTGCGTTCATATTTTTCACCATTTTAAAGAGTTAATGAGATCGTGAGTTAATGCACGAGCTGTTTGAAAACCTACTTTTCCAAAGAGCAGCCGATCTTTGTGTGTAGAATTATTGAATCCAAATTCCATAATTGATATAAAAATCTCTCCAATACAAAGCAAAATTGCTAGGACTAATACTACGGGAACTAACACAATCATTATCAAGACTCGAATCAACCATTTTACAGTTCTAATTATTTGTTTCATTATTTAATCTTTCCTTATTTTCTTCGTTTAGTAAATCTTGACCATTCTTCGTTAATCCAACAAAGGTCTTGATTCATAATATATTCTACATCTTAAAGTTTGTAAATTCAGGTTTGTCTCTATTACCAAAACTATTTATGGGTGCGTCAGTTGTCCCTGGACTAGTTTCTATCAGACTTTGAGCACCTTCTTCAACATCATACAACTTCATTTTAGGTCTGTCAACACCTATAACAAATCGTTTATAAGTACTCAAATCTGCATAACGATTCTTAAGTTGTTTAACCATAATCTGATTAAGTTTTTCTAGTTCGTCATTAGTTATTAGTGCGAACATAAAATCAGCCGTGGCGGGTAAACCCCATGATTCACTTGTGTTTGTAAGATCAACATCTGAATTGTTAGCGCCATCACGATTTGACTGTGTTGCCGTAACGACAGGTAGATTATTTTCCACCGCAAGTCCTCGCAATTCTTCAGCAATAGATTTTACCAAGGTATAGCTATTAATACTTCCGCCAATTCCTTTCATTCTTGAGGATGAACATATGTTTAGATAATCAATAAAGATAATCGTCGGCACGAAGTTCTTCTTCAACTTAAGTTCATCCAACAATGCTCGGAAATGGCCGGCGTGTGCTGCCCCTGTTGGATATTCCTTGATGATTAACTTACCATTAGTTTTTGCCTGTATTTTGTCAACCTTCGACATATACATATCTGAACTTAGATTAGTAATTTGATCTAGTGGCACATTAAAAAGATTTGCGTCTATACGCTCCGCAATTCTTTCTTCTGCCATTTCCATAGTAATATATAGTACATTTTTCTGTTGAGCAAGAGATGCCGCGGCCATGTGACACATAAACAAACTCTTACCAACACCTGTGCTTGCAAGTATTACATTCAGAGTTTTGTTTGGAAGACCTCCTTTAGTAATTCTGTTGAAGTAATCTAGATCAAAAGGAGTTCGAACCTCTTTTTGGTGATAAAAATCATAGCGATCTGAAGCATTTTCGAAATAGTCATGACCTACACTGGCATCAAATGTAACCGCAAGTGCTCGTTGTAACAAGTCAGGTAATGAGTTTTTGCTAAGATTGTCATGAGTGCCATCAATGATAGTAATTGATTCCATGATTGCAAGATAAATAGCTCGATCTTGGCACCACTTTTCTGTATTTTCATATAACCACTCAGGGTTAACATCTTCAACCTTGTCCAACTCATTCAACACAATAAGTGCATCTGAATATTGGTGTTCAGTTATATCACTATTCTGTAATTCAATAGATATCGCTTCAATATTTGGCAGATTATTATATTTACTAACAAAGGAAACTATTGTTTCGAACACCGACCGATGGATTCCTTCAAAGTAATCTTTTTTAAGAAAAGGTATTACTTTTCGAGTAAACGAGTCATTTGCTAATAGATTTCGCAAAATAGTAGTTTGTATAGACGCTGTACCCATTATTCAGAAGGCTCGTCTTTGGTTTTCTCGGCTGGCATTTCACCTATCTTTGCTTCTAATGAATCTGTTATAACATGAGTCAACAAATCGCCGATGTAATTCTGAAAATAAGAATCATGTTCTAATGAGGGGTCACCTTCGATCAACTTCCAGTCAAAAGAAACTTTAAGTCCCTCAACATCATTCGAATCTTCTTCATGAACCTGAACTTGGCCAAACTGAAATTTTGTATCTGTCCACTGGCCGGTAGTCAAATGAATTGTATAATGGTCGTCTTCAGGTCTTTCGACAAATTTGAAATCGTCGTTTGATATAATATGAGGCATATAGTTTCCATAATTAAGTTTATAATACATTGTATCATAAAAGGGGTTGTTTGTCAACCCCCATCAGATTATTCTTCCATTTCAGCAATGAACTCGTCGGACCACACCGCAGCTGCGCCGATGGTATATTGTCCTTCCACAAATTTCTGAAACTTCACGTCTTCGAGAATAGGGTTCCAGAATTCAGAATTCATGATTTCTTTCAGACGTTTGTTGCCACCAATTTCACCTGTCTCCTGATTTACAGGAGCATACCAACCATTCTTAGGTTTGACAACATGACCAGATTCCATAGCGACTTCAAGTAAACCACTGTACTTTTCGATGCCACCTTCCCAAGAGACACTAACAGGTATTTTAGACTTCTCTTTAACGAATCGAGATTTTTCCACATTAATCACAAAATCATAACCAGTAACTTCTGTTCCAGTTTTTGTTTGACGACGGCCGATAATCCAAATGGTGTTCGCACTATAATAGATACCCGTACCACCAGATACAATCGCTCTACTAAACATTTCCATAGATTGGTAGGTATGATTAATCGCTAGCATAGGAATGGCTTTCATAGCAAGATAAGGTGTACACATTCGAAATAAACCTTTTAATGCTTTTGCTCGAGTCATATCAGCAACCGACTTTTCGTTAATCGCATCATCCACTTCTTTCTTGCTAGCAAGGTTGCCGATAGAGTCAATTACTATAATAACTTTATCCTGTACTTCGATTTCTTCGAGTTGACTAACGATATCAAACTTTAGTTCTTCTACGTTGGTGATCGGTGTATGTAATACCCTACTAGTATCAATTCCGAAAGTTTCAAAATATGCCTGAGGCGAGCCAAATTCACTATCATAAAATAGTATAACTGCATCGGCATGCTTTTTTAAATACGCGGCCGCCATTAGCAATGCGAAAGATGTTTTGAAGTGCTTCGAAGGTCCGGCCAACACCGTAAGTCCAGCGGTAAGACCGCCTTCTAATTTTCCTGATAATGCCACATTGATCATCGGCACATCAGTCTTTATTGTCTCGATGTTGCTAAACAACTTTGACTCAGAAAGAACCGCGGCCTGTTTCACCTTGGAGTTCTTCTTTAATTTATCCATCACGCTCATATATTTTTACCTGTAAATTGTTTGTTAAATGATATTATAACACAAACTGACAGGGTTGTCAACCTATTAATATCCATTAATTTCTTTATAAAGCGCAAAAGACATACTACCCATAGCGATGTTGTGTTTAGCCGAGATCATTACAAGATTCGAAAATTCTGTCTTTCCACCCCTAGAGTGAGCAACAAGGTGACCGCCGTGAGCATCTTCCATTTTTAATGGTTTTCCATCTACTGCACATTTATAACCTTGTTCCGCCAGTTTGGATTCTCGCATTGTCTTCGAAAAGAATCGTCTTGTGTCTTTGATTGTAATCAATTGGGTAAAATCAAGATATTGTGTAAACCAACCCAAACATGTTTTCATTCTTTCGGCATCATCATATTCACCCAATGTATCTTTGAACTGAAGACCTATTGTCTTGTTTTGATTGTAAGGAGATACCTGATTCTCAGGCTCTTCCATATCAGCAACAGGTTTGAAGAATTTTTCATCCATTACTTTTTTCAATGCATCAAAATACGCCGCATCATCGATTATTTTGAATGAGCCGAACTCCTTTTCCATGTACATCCAAACCCTCTTAAACAACTCAAATTCTCTTTTACCAAGACCGCTATTCAATTTCATCTTTTTGACTTCAGCCATTCTTTTGACATGATCCAAGGTCTTATGTACCTTTTTCTTTAAATTATCAACCTTTTTAAAGTCCAAATCTTCATCAGAATACATCTCTAAAAGTTGTTTCTCAGCGGCTAAACCAATACCTCCTTTATCATCACTGTGATATCTATAGTATATTCTAGCAACAATTTCATCTATTTTGAGTCGGCTTGGGTCGAATGTCAACCAAGCCAGATTCTTAACACTATAATCGAAAAGTGGGTGACACGTTGAGTTAATGCCCGCAACCAATCGCGCAGTTTCTCTAACCGCGTTGGCGATTGCAATGTCTCCATAAGAGTTAAGAGTTTCTTGTCTGTTAACTGGAGTCGTCTTATTCAATGTTCTGAATATATCACCAATTTCACTTGGGGTTAAGTTAACATATACGGCAAAAAGCAAAGGATACTTCAAGAAATCATCTCTTTCTTCGTCTGAATAATCCACCCAAAGTTTTCCATCAACATGAAACTGGTTATTCACAAAAGCATAAATATATCTTTTTCTGTTGCCGCCATCAATACTTGCGAATGTGTAAGAATCAGCCGGAACTAGACCAGTACCCTTCTGAGAGATTCTCTTTCCATCGAACTGATAAGGTTTAAGCGCGGATTTTTTTGGAATTTTGTGAATAGTGATCTGACCGATATCATAACCTTTCATCATCGTAGAGATAATACCTTGCGCCTTCGAAGGTGTTTTTTCGGTACCTTCCAATTTCGGAGCAACGTCTAAACGCTGACCAACAGGTTGAGTATCGATAATGTTATACAGTAATAAGTATTCTTTAACCGTGATGGTTTCACGAAAGAACTTAAGTCCTCTTTTTACATAAGGTTTGTTTTTACCCATTCCTAATAATTTATTCACATCAGACATAATATAGACTCTTCAATTAATTTATACATGTATTATACCATAGGTGTGGTATAATGTCAACAACTGATTTCAGTTTTCTTATAACTTGTGGTTGTATCGATATAACTAATAGTTATTACGGTAAATGTATTCTATTGCTCTTTCTGCTTCCAATTCAAAAGGTCTTTGGCCGTACCAGTTTCCAGTCTCTAGATCGATTTGACGGCATAATTGTGCAATTTCATGTGATGTTATAGGGTACTCCATTCGTACAGCATTCGCGGCTATCTGAACCATTAAGGAATACATTTTGTGATACCAGCCAGTCCCTGATATTTCCTTGTATTGATCAATCATGTACTTCTTGACGAACTTGCAGTCATGAAAAGACGTCCAAGACACTTTAGTTTGTTCCTGATTGTCCTTTCGTTGTTGTATAATCATTTCCTGCATAGCAGCAGGTAAGCGCTCGAAGAAGTTGCCACCGACTTTTCGTTCTGTAGGCGGCATAGGGTGTTTCTTTATAAGTTCGTCAACATCGAGTACAGCGCCAGTGTTTGTAAAGATAAAATTATTAGCACCATCATAACACGCAGGAATATAGTACATACGACTAAAATCTTTAACTTGTTGATCTCCCATTGAACCGAAAGTGGTGTTGAGAGCATACCAAAAGTCTCTAATGTTTTCCGTCTTGATGATATTTTTAACAGGAAACACCAACCTGAATTTAGGTTTGTCTTTAGTACTTGAAGCTGTGCTATAACAAATATAGTAATAAGCACCAAATCTATTATGAAGTTCATCTTTTAAGTCTCCTTTACATTCATGATCATCTATGTCGAGCGCGGCCCATGCGCCCCATCCGGTAACATTTTTGTTCGCTCTTGTTGTTCCTTCAATATAAGTAGCAGGAGATATCAAACAAGCATTTTTCTTTCCAGCACACGGTACCTTACTTAAACCATACAACAGCGACTCAAATTCAGCAAAGGTTTTAAACTCTGCCAATTTGTGAGTCTTGTTGTCATATAAATCATTAAATATGGTGAATGCAGTATCAGACATATAGCTTGAAATATTCTATAGTTTTCTCAAGGCCCTGATGTAAACTTACTTTTGGTTCCCAATCTAATTCTTTCTTAGCTTTAGTTATATCTGGGCAGCGTTGCTTAGGATCATCGAGAGGAAGGGGTTTATTTACGATTTTAGATTTAGTGTCAGTCATCGCAATTACCACCTCGGCCAGTTCACGTATTGTAAATTCTACAGGATTGCCAAGATTAAAACAAGGGTTGTTTAAATTTACATTTGTATTCATTAAACTAACAAGACCGTCAACCAAATCATCAACATATTGGAATGATCTTGTTTGAGTACCATCTCCATATATTGTAATGTCTTCACCACGAAGTGCCTGCATTATAAAGTTTGACACCACTCGCCCATCAAGTGGGTCCATTTGTGGCCCGTAGGTGTTGAATATTCTAGCAATCTTCACCTCAGTCCCGTATGATCTGTTATAATCCAAACATAAAGATTCTGCGGCACGTTTACCTTCGTCATAACAACTACGAATACCATTTGGATTTACATTACCAAAATATGATTCTGGTTGCGGAGTGATGCTTGGGTCTCCATAAACTTCACTGGTAGATGCCTGAATTATAGGACATTTATTTGACCGAGCTATTTCTAGGACATTTATCATGCCGTAGACATTCGTTTTCATTGTGTGTACAGGATCGTTTTGATATGCTGGAGGTGAAGCAGCACAGGCTAAGTTGAATATCATATCAACAGACATCATAGAATAAGGGTTTATAATATCGTGTTCAACCACAGTGAAGGGCATACCTTTCGCTGTATCCGAGTTTGGATTCAAATGCTTGATATTAACCATTCTGCCGGTTTGAAAATTGTCTAGACAAATGACCTCATGACCGGCGCCCAACAATCTTTTACAAAGATGGCCGCCTATAAATCCTGCGCCGCCTGTTACCAGTATTTTACTCATCTTCTACATCCACGTAGCGTAGCAGAGTATCTTCAAATCGATCAAGTTGTGGAAACCAAATAGACTTAGTTTTATGTGTCATAGGTTGTTCCATTCTTTCTGCAAATAATTGATAGTCTTCTTCACATCTAAAACGTACCCTTACTATACGATGCACTCCGGCCTCGTCTCGTTTACCACTAGAATCATGAACATACTCAGGCATGCCATCCCAATCTAATGGCATGGATTCTTCTTCTTGTCCAGTATTGACAAATAAACTGTTTACTACAGGTCTTTTAACGGCCATGGCCTGATATTCCTCATTTAATTAGATTATAATCTATTATAACACAAAGAGATGGTGTTGTCAACCTTAATCAACCTTCGGTTCTTCTAGTCTGGTTAATTCCATTCCGTAGTTATCAACACCTTTTTTAATGTTAAGGCCTTCTTTCTTGATTAATCGGTTATTCTCGAAAGATCGATAGTCCACATGATGATGCCACCGGCCGTATTTTTCCACAATCTCTACAACATCTGGGTGTTGATCATACAAAGACTTGGCAAACTTGAATCGATTGTCTTTGTCAGCGCCATAGACTTCATCGGTATTACCACCTTTCATGCTCAGAGTACCTGTTTTACCGCAAAGAAAAGCATTGAACAATATAGTACAATCCCCGTCTTTCAACACTCTAAGACTTAGATCAGTGTCCTCATTATATTTGCCGCGCCACCGGTGAACAGTATCGTTGGCAATTAACAAACAACTGTAGACGCGAGTGTTTGCCAGATATGCTGGACGAGTAGTAGATCGCTTTGGTATAAAATAGAAATATTGCATTCCCGCAATCTTGACATTTTCATATCGATCTGTAAAATCCTCTGCGGCACGAAAAGTTGTGCCAGAAGTTACACGGACTCGTTTGTTCTTGTTGAATCGATAAAAACATTTAATGTTGTCGTCAAGAATCCAGTGGCGTTCATGGCCTTCAGATATACTGTGATCCCAAACCCAATTTCTAGCAGGTATACTTCCTTGCCCTAGATTGCTGAACGGCAACACCAATATTTTAGCAGGGTCAATAACCGCAGCATATTCATCATACTCCTGAGGCTCGATTACAATCCTGTAGGGAACCTTCATCAGTTCCAAAGCATCTGAAGTCTGGCGAGATTCCCACCGACCCTTCGATATAATATAGACAGGATATTTCGGGTTCATTTATAATCGCCCAATAAAGGTAACAGATTTGGTTCAGAATAATCCTCTCCTTTCAAAATCTTACCATCACTTCGATATATAGGATTGCCGAATTGATCCAATTTTGACATATTAGAACGTTGAACTTCATTAAAGGTTAAGTCTAGAGGTATACCGTAGGTATGGCCTGCACCGTATGTCACATACAGAATATCAGTTAAGGCATCCGCTATCTCAACCATATCGTCATCGAGCACCGCCGCCTCTAATTCTAAGAGTTCTTCCCGTATCAATTCGATGCGAAGCAAGGCCTCGGCTTTAGTTGGAAAAGCCGGAAATGTTCGTACAGGTTGCCCAAAGGTTTCCATGAAACGCCCTACTTTTGCAAAGTTACTTTCAGAATTACTCATAATTATCTTTTCCTGTTTATACATGTATTATACACTAATTATTAGTGTTTGTCAACAACTATTTACATAAAGTCAAGAAGACTCGTGGTTGGTTCGATTTCCCAACCTATGGCTGTCAATATAGGCAATATGGCGTTTGTAAATGATTTTTCAAACTGCGTATTATAATCTATGTGTCTATTCAACTGAAGTTCTGGTGGCAAATAATCAGGATATGATATCACATTTTCTCTGATAGGATTAGGCACCTTTAGATAACAGAACTTTATCTTTTCACCATTCTTGGCCAGATCGTATTCTTTTAATCCGCGGTCATTAATATGGTGATTATAAAGCAAAGCACCTCTGACATGGATAGGAGTTCTTTTTCCGTATATCGTAAGATTGTTCTGAAACTTGCCGATATCACTTAATCCACGAGGAAAAGAAATGTCTTCAATAGGCAGGGTGAAGAATTTCGTCTTGAACTCCGCAATTGATTTTTGTGTTTTTTCTTCTGATCCAGATATAATGACCTTGAACATAGATTTTAGCGCTTCACGACAAACCGCAGGAGTGCTTGATTTAATTGCCTCGATACCCATAATTTTCATCTTAGGTTCTGCATATTGAACACCTTCGCTGTTGTGTACATTCAGTATATAGCGTTTCTTCGCAGTCCATATACCAATATCGGCAATAACTTCTCTTTCCATAACCATACGATTTTCATAAGCATCAGCATTGGTTGCCATTCTAGCATATGATTGTGCTATCATAGGTTCAAATTGATCTTTGCACATTTTATCAATCAACTCAACAGTCTTTGCTTTATCTTCACCTAAACCAAGTTTCTTAACTAAAGGCCCGAAGTTTAAATAATTAGAATCTGTATCAGCGGCCACAACATAGTCAACATCAACAGAATCTACAATCCGATTCATAAACTTATTGAATGCTTTATCGGCCCAACGAACTGCAAGTTGACCAGACAAAGTAATTGCTTCTGCTATACGAACATCGTAATGTCTGAAATGTCGATTACCCATAGCACCATACAAACTGTTCATAAGTATCTTGATTGACATTTGCTGATTGTCTAAAATAGAGATAGCTTTTTCTAATCTAAACACTTCCTGTTTATCCGCTTTATCTACATTCTGCAATAATTGCTGATTGGCCAACATCGCCTTCTTGATTTCTTTTCGCTGTGCATAATAATCTACGATGATCTCTGGGATTATACCTCTTGAATCCTTGGTAAAATGAGCACCGTTAACTGCCATAGAAGTGTTTGGGTGTACATTAATAGGTTGTTGTTCGTCCAAAAATAGATCAACATCACAACCTCTGGTCGTTGGGTCAAGAATAGTCTCGGGAGACATATTAAACTGTGTGATAATAAGAGGATAAAGTGAAGCCAAATCGAATGAAACAATCCAATTGTGAAGTCCAACTTGCACAGGTTTGACATAACCACCAACAAAGGGAATCTTCGCTTTGCTTGTCTTGGGTTGCAGTACAATGTTTCTATCATGGAGCTTTCTGTATATAATAGCATCCCAAATTGCTGTTGTACCCATTGTGTCCTGATAATTCACACCGCCTCGATAGGCCATGGTCATTGCAAGCGAGATCAATCCTAATTTATCTTCAATGCGGTTAACAAGTTCAACGTCTTTGATGTTGTAGTCAATAAACAACTGAAAGTTTTCCGTATAAAGACCATGCAAACCTTTGTATTCCTCATAAGAGATCTTTCGTTCACCAAGAACAACCGACGCAATATGATCTAACTTATAAGATTCCTGAGCGCCAAGAGTATTCAATGTGAACTTTTTAAATAGCTCTAGATAATCTAAGGATGCTACACCTGTAATCTCCCAAGTTTGTTGCTTCTTGCCAAATATATTTACATCTCTTGGAGATATAAGACCCCAAGGAGATAATTTCTTGGCAAATTCTTCACCAAGTACTCGCGTTATCCTGTTAACCAAATATGGTATATCATAAAACCGAGTGTTCCAACCAGTAATAACATCCGGTGTATTAATTGGAGACGACCAATGTGAAACGAATCTCATTAGCATATTTGCTTCGTCTGAGCATTGGTGATACTCTACGTCTTTACGTCTATTATCATATGCTTTCATGCCCCAGACATAATATCTATCTTTTTGCCATAATGCAATAGATATAATTCGATTCGCCGCTGTGTCTGGCGCTGACCACCCATCATCATATTCAGTTTCAATGTCGATATTAGCAACATTTATCTCGTCCCGATTGAATGATGTTTTGCCTGGGTATTGTTCCTGAATGTGTTGAACAATATAGTTTTGATTGCCGTATACTTCGAAGTTAGGGACGTCCTTGTATTGATCAACAAAATCCTTTGCTTCTCGCATGGAGTCGAATTTAATAGGGGAAACGTCGATCCCATGAAGTGATTTGTGAGAACCGTCACTGTCAGGGATATACAGTGTAGGTTTAAACTTTACTCGTTTCTGATCGCGGTGACCGTCTTTATAACCACGATAAAGCAGAGAATTGCCGTATCTGGCTACGTTGGTGTAATATCTCATATGAATCCATAATTAAGTGGGTAAACCCATTATATCATAATAATGGGTACTTGTCAATGTTTAATAAACTATTTTGGATTCTGGCGTAATGATTTGTTGAGTTTCGGGAAAAATGCTTCTATAATGGGCCAACAATTCCGCATTAGGTTCAGTCATGAACAATATTGCCTCTACGTTCAGATCTAGACCTTCGTCCAAATCTGCGTAAGGCATAAATCTGCCGACAGCAAGACCTTCATCAGTCGGTATGATTATGGAAATGTCGTTTATAGTCATTTTACCAAGTGTGTACGATGCTGTGATTTCTGCCAGAAGTTCTTCACCTGAAGTCAATCTTATTAAACTTATTTTATTCGTCATAATGTATATTCTCTTTAATGTAGTTTGTTAGCTAGCAGTACCTATATTGTATTTGGGTATAAGTTCCCATTTATATTTGTCTTTATGTGAAATGATTTTAATTTGTTTCAGAGGAGCAACATCTGCGGCCTGATCTTCATTTAGTATCGTAATCAATCCCCAATCAGACAATAATGTCGTAATGCTATTTCTTCTCTGAATATCATTTTCAAACAAGTTAGACGATTTTCCATCTAATAAAAACAGTTCTTTAAAATGTACTATAAAATAGTGTCCTTGTTTGTGTAATATATGGCATGATTGAAATAGTCTATTTTCTTTTTTCGAAGCAACACCCATACGCGTAAGAGTTTCTCTTACCTTTAAAAAATCGTCTGGAGCACTAAGAGAGACTTCTAGCATACAAGCCGGAGTCCATTCAATTACTACGTTTTCGTTTTCCTGTTCCACCTTGGCACACCCTTTTGGATAGTTTTATCACTTGTTCATTAGATAATATTTTCAAAACTTGGCGAGCCTTTTCGTTACTATAGCCATAATATGTTTTGATCACATCGATATCGCTTGATTCCTCAGCTTTAAACCACTTGGAGAATCGTTTGCGTTTCCTTAAAGTATTTATATAAAAGTGAAACTGCAATTTAGAATCAAGGTGATATGCTCTATTCATTTCATTTGCAAAGAGTATGCTATCTTCAAAATATGAAAGACCTCGATTGACAACAAACGGAGCATATGCTTTTTCGTCTATGTCATCAACCATAATATCCTGCTTAGTTGTGTTTATAGCATTCAGATAATCGAAGGGCGACAGTGCACTCATTAAGATATAGCTATGATTAGTTGTTGCATACGAAGAACGTCTACGACAATATCGTGCTCCGGGTCATGTTTTTTAAACTTTTTTCCCAATCCGTCGGGCATAAAGCTATTTTTGATATCAGAACCATAAGATAAACCTTCAATAAAAGATCTTGTGTCTCGTACAGTCCAGAAGTTATGCGGTTCGGGGTAACCTAATTGCTTTGCCCATGCAGTTGTAATCATTGGGTCAAATGTATTTCCACGAGTAAAGACTCGGGTCACACCAGCCGCTTCATTTTTAATGATTCCGATAAGATTAGTAATAGATTGATCTACTCCTGGATTAGGAACCAATTGAGTATTTCTTACGGCTGCAGGCAGCGCTTCCCACCATGCTACAGTTTCTAAATTAATCTTTCGTTTATAGGTTTTTACCTGTTCTGCCACGTCAAATTTGAAGAATTTAGTTGCATCTAGCAACTCTTGAAATGTGTATGGATTTGTTGTGAATCTTTCTGGTTCATATCGCATCGTGGCGATAGATAATACAGGCAAGGTAACCACGTCAGTGTCTAGTGTTTCGTAATCGTATATTAAGTTAGTCATTATTTGAACTCCGTTGAGGACATTATTTCTGTCAAACATGCCACGACATTAATCTCTTTGTCAGCACAAAATGCATCGCGAAATTGATAATCAGCAATGATAAGTACGACAGTTGGTATTGATGATGGCGCGATTGAATCTGACATTGAATCATATATGCGTCTAAATATTACATGAGACTCTGTATCGATATTGTCTGCAACCCATTTTCTCATTAACTTGAAGTTTTTATCCTTCAAATAAGCAAGAAGATTATTAAAGCTTTCATCACCTAGATTGACCAGAATGCCTGTATCAATTTTACCCGATATAGAGTATCGCTGACATTCGTTTAATATACGGCGAAAATCTGGAAAGTATCTCTGTACAAGTTCAGCAAGGACTTTCTTGTCGTATTCGATGCCTTCCTTATCAAGGATGCCTGCGGTACGTTTGAAGATGCCATTCGCAATGGCAGGTTTTTGTGCTGAAGGTATAGAAAAATCATAGACCGAACATCTCGAATGAAGCGGCTCGATAATACGATTGCGGAAGTTGCACGTTAGAATGAACCGACAGTTGTTGGAAAATTCTTCGATGAAACCGCGAAGCGCAGGTTGGGTAGATTGTGGATTTAGATAATCTGCTTCATCTAGAATCACAACTTTATAACCACCTTGAAGTGATACAGTAGAAGCAAATTGCTTTATAGTTGTTCGCAGAGTATCAATATTGCCATTTTCCGACCCGTTTATAATAAGATAATCAAGATCAAGTTCTTTACAAAGCGCTTTGGCAACGGTCGTTTTACCAACACCTGCAGTACCAGCAAACAACATATTTGGCACTTCACCTGATTTGATGATTTCAGAAAATGTCTTCTTTAGATCACTGGTGAGAATAGTATCATTAATTGTTACCGGCCGGTACTTTTCGACAAATAGAAATTCACTCATAATATTAATTCACACACACGGCTGAAATATACTCACCACGAACTTCAAATTTGCCCCAGAAAGGGGTAAAGCATATGTTATTATAATCATTGCCTTCGTCATCACACGAAGTAACGACCTCTGAGGTCAACAGTTGAGGATTGTCTTTTCCAAATTTAATAAGACCGTTCGTGTATTCTTCTAATGTCATTTCATTTCTCATTATGTAATTGAAGCACCATTATATCACAAATGGTGCTTCGTGTCAACCATTTTTAATGTTATTTAATTAATGGAAGGTTGGCTACGTATTCTACTAACCAGACTTTTGGTGCTAAATAGATTTGCAACCATGTTAGATTTAAACATACAGTGTAAATTGTGGACCAGACTATAACTCTTATAATTGTGCCAAGTCCTACATACCCTATCCAAAAATCGTCAGACGGGTTTTTATTGTAAGTTGATAAACCTATTTTTATGTCTATTAACAATGATATTGTTAATCCAATCAAACCAATGATAAACATGATTAAACTATAGGTGCCATACCATAAAATCAATTGTTCTAAATATACTGGTAACTCACCTGCTAAAAATTCTTTTGCTTCACTAGCGTTATCTAAAACGCCTGTGACTAGTTGAGTCAATGCTGTTTCAAGTGCTTGGTTCATGTTATTTCTCATTTTGTAATTGAAGCACCATTATATCACAAATGGTGCTTCGTGTCAACCATTTTAATGTTATTTTGTCAAACTTGATTCGAAGTCAATGTCTGGAATTATTGATTGAGGTTTAAAAATTACTCTGTAATGATATATACTGACACCTTTGCTTTCTAACTGCTCGGCAGAATAATTTTAATAATTTTACGTTTTTCATTACATACTCCTTGTTGCTTATGATAGGTGCTTTTTATTTAATCAAAGGCAGGTTGGCTACGTATTCTACTAACCAGACTTTTGGTGCTATTGCGATCTTCAATCATCATCGACAATCTCATAATCAGACTTATCAATTTCTGATATTTCGACATCTCGCCATTCGTAATGAGTTGAGTTGGATATTCCGTGAGCACTGAACACTTGCTGTAACTTAAGTCCCACTGGACCGTCATAATTAGATATAATCTTAGCAGGATCGCAGCCAGTGCATTTTTTAAGTCGAATCATTATTAATGCCCCTTAGATTTTAGGAAATCTACCATTGCCATCATGTCGATCTTCCAAGCTTTTGGGCTTTCTTGGTACGGTGTTACTCTAAAGTAATCGGATAGAATGTTGGTTTTATGTATACCCATCTCATGTAGACCTAGTATTATATCTCCTAAGCGAAATGCGTCTAACGCCGCTAACTTATTATAGTTTTTACCAAAATCGTGAGGATCTAGAACCTCACGAAAATTTGATCTTAGCGTTCCAGCCATTACAGCTCCAGCAAAACACGCGTAACAGATTTGGTCAACATCACAATAATCGTGCCATCGGGTCATATTGACTATATAATTAGGGTTTTTTTCTATCAACTCTAAATCGTTCAAGGCCAAAAGTATGAGTTCTGACGGTACGTCTGGTAGCTTTAATTTTTTCATAATATATATACTTTTTGTTTAAAATTAGTAAGGCTGGTTACGTTATCCAGCAATGCAGCGCGATCAGTTCGGCATTCGCAGTTTTTTAGATCATCTCATTGTTATTTTGTGTTGCTGTTACCCCGTAGTAATAGATTCATACAACTCAACAATATCTTCCTGTTCTTGTTGAATCTCGGTAAAATTTTGCTTGTGGTAGATTGCAGCAATCTTTTTTACGTTTTTCTTGTCAAGATCAAGTTCGTCAGCAATTCTTGCCACCGCTTCTTTCTGGAAATCCCTTTCGGCGTCATTACGAGTCATACTGTTTGATATTTCAGTAATGGCATCTTTTAACTTTTTTACATCTGCAGGATTGCTTAACATTATTTAGTACCTTCAGTTAGAAATTGTGGCTTGTTGTCTGATGCAGATTCTTCTACTTCTTTAGCTTGAGGAGCAACCGACTTGATGAAGGTCACTACTCGGGTTCTTAGAGCGCCGACAGTTTCCATTTCGGCGCCTTCAAATGCTCCTCGTTTTGAACAGTTGTCAATAATGCCAATCATTCCTACAAGATCATTTAACTGCAGTTGTTCAGCAGCACCTTCGGTTTCAACAGTAGGTGTTACTTTGGTTGATGTATCAGATTCGTTCATATTATTTGTCTCAAATTTTACGTTGCATTATATTTTAATGTGTAACCATTATACACCATTTTAATGTGTTTGTCAATACCTAATTTATATAAATAATAAAAACAAACCGGTTGGCGTTTTCAGCACCAACCGATTCTAACATCACAATACGGACATATTGCAATGCCTACAATCTATTTATATCTAAAAACCCATAACATCACTGGGTTAAAATACCTCGGCAAAACTACCCAAGAACCGCACAAATATTGGGGTTCTGGAATAGATTGGCTGTTACATATCAAGAAATATGGTTATAATGTAACACGGTCTGGTTGGTCTATCCAAAGCTAGAAGACTTCTCCAAAGCAACCCAATACTCGATGGCGCCAGAATCATTTACAAAATGTGAGATTAACTTTGAGGATATTGATACCTCGTAATTACCTGACATAAACTTATAGTTTCCAATATTGAACACGAAAGAAAACGGTACATCAGGACGAGTACTCGTATCAGCCGTGATATCAATAGAATAGGAATTTGCTGTATTGTTTTTAACTTCACCTATAACTGCGGTGATAGGTGAATTTTTGTCACCATCGCCTGATATGGTCATATCAGTAGAGCCAAGTGTTGCCGCGGCTTTCCTAAGTGCATTAATGTCAGAATCAGACATGGTAAACTTAAGATCGATGTTTGGCATATTTACATCTTTTTCGGGCTTTGTAAGAAACGAGGCATCTGAAAAGAAATATTTAACCGATTGACGACCACTTGATATTCTGGCAAACATTGCGTCTGAACTCAAAGCAATTTCTGGTTCTTCAAACATGCCATGCACACCAAGGAATTCGTTCAGATCATATATACCGAATGATGTATCGAATTCTTCTTGGATAGTGGCTTTTGCGAGGATATTCTTACCTTCAGATATAGTTCGGATTACTGAACCTACATCGAGCACGATATTAGAATTGATGGATGCCAAATTTTTTAAAATACTGACTGTGTTTGCACTAAGTTTCATAATTAATCTTTCTCACTTGTTGTAATTGTAAATAGTATGACTATTATATCATACTAAATTGGGTTTGTCAACCTTTTAGTACACAATAATTAAAGAATTTCTTGTTGGAAAAACCAAGCTCGCGCCTTAGCACTGGTACCTTTGCTTATATCCCTCATCTCTAAGGAGTTATCCTTAATCACGTCTGATTCTTCTTTTGCGATATCATTATTCACCCATTGAATAAAGGCGCTTAAGTATTGTCGATCAAAATCTAATAAGTTATCTGTCTGGGCAAGTTTATGGTGCGGCACATTAGGTAAAATCTCTGCTGCAGCCTGATTTAATCGATTTTCAGTTACCGCGTATTCGATAAATTCCATAATAGAGTTTAACTTTTCTACATCAACAGGGGCCAAAGTTTTTACTTTAGATATGCTGTGTTTTTCACCTTTAATTTTAAAAGATAAAAGTTCACCGCTATCTGAAATATGTTCCCATACAACACCCTCGCCTATACCTAAATTACCAAAGAACTTGCCTACTGGGCACTCAGCTTCGATTTTTTCTGTAATATCAATCAGCTGATTTTGCACTTTCTCTGGATTAGCAAAATCGATTTCAATTGATTGCGACCAGATTGTCAGACAATCAGTAATACAGTCAAGGCTCGACTTAAACTCTGGACGATTGTCGATCCATTTGCTATCGTCTCCATTCACCAATTTTACACCAAACGTGTAAAAGAACTTTGGTAAACCAGAAACGGCAACATTTGGGGATATTTGCTGGCCAGCAAACTCGCCGTATATGACAACCGTATCATTGCTGCCTACAAGATTTGAACTGATAAGATCTTGTTTATATCTTAAAAACTCGTATTCATAAAGACTGGCCCAGGCGGCAAATCCTTGATTATCATCACCAATCCTAATTTCCTTGTTTCTCGATTGCAGAATTATATCATCATTGGGTGCAATGACCACGGAAGCATTGGTGCCATGAAGTTTAACAGTGCCTTTAAACGTAAGCAATGGCATTGCACCGTGTCTGGTAACTTCTCTTATAGTATTTCTATATTGGGATACAGATGGATATTTAATCATGTAATAAATCTCTAATGTTGGATTTTAAGTCTTGAATGTCACCATGATTGCTAATAGTGCATTTCGGGCTACAACCTATCCAAGCCCATTCACTTTCATGGACATGTTCAAGCATTTTTGGTTTTTCCTCTGGGTATTTAATTTGGTCGATTTCAGTGTTCCAAATCTTTGCAGAAGTGAACCACACAGGTCGCACTCCACGCTCTATCATCCACAAATCACCATTAGTTTTTAACCAAGCAATTTCGTTAGGGAATCTAACGTCTGTGACGACTACATTACCCAACTTTGCAATTTTGCTCTCCAAAATATTCAACCAAATATCTGAATGAAAGTTGTTGCGAAGAACCTCAGTACCTAAAGTCTGCAGAGCAGTTCTTGGGGACCAAGGTTTACCCAACTTTTGTGACCAAAAGACGTCTGGGGTATCTCTTTGACTTCTTGATTCATCGGTAAGACCTTCCAACATCTCACGGTCCCAATCAAACAAGATAGCAACTACATCCTTTAACGATTCAGCAAAGCTTAGACGAGTATAACCATAATCTGAAACCAGAATGTCTCCAGCCGTGTCTTTGCCTGAACCGATAGAGCCACATAAACCTATAAGATCAGGTAGATTGGATTTATTTTTTTCGGTTAATTTACAAGTTTTCATAATTTTTCCTAGAGCCGTTATAGATATGGTGCGTCATCACTATTAGATTCAGCATCAATATCAATATCAATATCAGCATCGACCTTAGTGTAAAGATCAAGAAACGCTTCTTTAGTTTCTTCATCAAAGCGATTAACACATAACTGAATGGATTTCATTTTATCCTTAAAGATTGAATGTGTTTGGACAATATGACACAAACGTCTAGTCGAAATAATCTCATCAATTGCATCCATTGCAAATGTATCACGAATTGTTTTTGACCAGTTCGTAAGATTATCTGCAAATTTATCATCAACTTCACCTGAGTAAAGTTGCATATGTTTTAGGACGATTCGTTTTTCAACAGATGGCGATGGATATGGTTGTTCCAACGTAATAGCGAAGCGTTCAAGAAATGCCTCGTCTATAATTGTCGCCGCGGCAAAACGGCCATCGTCTGAACCTTTGCCTTTAGTATTAGCAGTAGCAACAACATTGAATCCTTCGGCAGGACGAATGATCTCACCTGTCTTTTTAAGTAAAACAGGTTTGCCTTCTAAAATCGCCTGAAGACACATAATCTTGTTAGTACCACGGTCAATTTCGTCAAGCAACAAAATATCGCCGTTTTCCATTGCCTGAATAACAGGGCCTTTCTGGAAAACAGTATCACCATTAATCAAACGAAAACCACCTAGCAAATCATCTTCATCTGTTTCTGGTGAGATTTGAACTCGAACACAAGAACGTTTCAGCTTTGCACAAGCCTGTTCTATCATAAGAGTTTTACCGTTTCCAGAAAGACCAGAAGTAAACATAGGGTAGAACATTTTTGATTTTATAATTTTAACCACATCCCGAAAATGTCCCCATTCGACATAGGTGTCTAAAACTTCAGGTATGAATGTTTCCATTAAAGTCGAAGTGGGCGCAGGTCCCTTGTCTTCCTTGGTAAAAGAGATCACATTTTCAACAACAGGAATGGCGTCGGTATTTTTAACAGAAAACAGACTTGCAATCTCTGAAAGATCGTAAAGACCATTTTCAAGTTTAGGTTGGGCAACGGCGATTTGTCGCCCGAAGTTATGTGAGTAACCTAGGTCACGTGCCGCGTCGGCAACGTCATCAGCTCGAAATTCTGTCTTTGAGGGATATTGATTAAAGATAGATCTTGCAACCTCGACGATCTTAGCAACCGTAGTGTCTGTGACCTTCATCGAAGGTTTATCCATAACAGACATACGGCGTTTAAATATTTTAGCAACAGCAACGGTAGTGCCAACAACGGTAGTAGCATCTTTCATAATATAAGTCTCTTATTTCTCAATTTCTATACATGTATTATACCATAGTCGCGGCACAATGTCAATAACTAATTTCAGTTTAGTTAGAATTAGTTGTTATATTAATATAACTTTTAATTATAACGTTATGCAATCATTTCGATAAACTTGGTAGCAAACAATCGGGTAGATTTTTTACCAACGCTGTGTTTCTTAAATGCGCTACGTATCTGAGTCGCGGTGGCATTTTCCTGAACTTCAAATTCTTTCTTTTCAGCATTAAGATCTTTGGTATTCATAAAAAACAGACGGTTATAGCCTAGAACGTTATCGACAGGAACAAAATGATTTTTTCTAAATTCCTTGTTCATAGAGTATATATCAAAGGGCTTTTTATATCCACAAAACGCTGCATAATTCATTTTTTTTTCCATTTGTCTTTTATTTGTCGCTACAAAGTAACCAATAACATTAAATTCAGTCTGAAGATATTCAAACATATCTTTTTGCAGATTTTTATATCGATCTTCTCGAGTATTATATGTGTATATTTTACCATCAATTTCTACTTTATAATGTTGTGGCAACCGGCCGAACTGCCGGTTGAAGTACGCTGGGTCTACTCGATGAGCATTCATACTAGGGTCTAGGTGATGATTTACATCACCGCCGTCCCCGTCAGTCAAAAATATCGCGGTTACCTTTTGCACATTATTTAATCTCTTAAAATCCCGAATTATATGTCTAGCCATCATGATGGTTTCGACCAGAGGTGTGCCACCTAATCGATAATCTTGTATAGGATAGTTCCTGCGAATTAAATCACCATAAGGTCCTTCAATAGCTAATTCCAAAAGAAAATGATAACTTGAAGTGTATTCATCTTTATTCATCCGTGATGATAGTATATGTCTAATAATACTATCGCTAACGTCAATATCTTGATCTTGAAGTGTATGAGTGATCCCTATCACTTTCTCCCTATGTTTTGATTCATTAGAAGAAGAACACGTAAAAGTATAAATATCAAAGGGTATATAAGCTCGTTTACAAAATGCGGCCAGTATCAAACTCTGCTTAATAACATCTCCTAAATCACCGTTCATAGAGCCAGAAGCGTCGATAAACATAACCATTCCATGGCTCTTAGCATCCGCCAAATTAGTAACAGATTTGAAAACATCGTCGTCATATTTGTAAGAAAACATGCGGTTAACGTCAAGCACACCTTTAGAAGAAGTCGTGGCCCGTTGATATTGAAAAGCATGTTTTTTTAAGTCAAATTCCTTAATCATCAACGATACAGAAGATTTAGACGTTTCCATAAAATCATCATATTTTTTTTTGTTGTGTGTAGACATCTCCTTAAAAGTAATCTTTTTTTCGATTAAAGCGGTTTCTTGATAGTTCTTTCGATTATCAAGAACTTCTTTATAACCAACAACACAAGTTTTAGTAGTCTTTTTCGAAACAGCTTTAATATAATGAATGAACTCGCCACCGTTTTGAGTTAGATCGCCATTCTTTTCGTGTTCACGAAACGCCGAATCTGTAAAAGGTTCGGGTGGAGTTTCAAAATCATCTTTCTTTGACATATCCACATCATGCGAACCTTTTTTGCCCATTGATCCGGCAGAATCCTCATCGGCTTGATCACTTGGCTCATCACCACCAGAATCTTCCTCGGCTTCCTCGGCTTGATCACTTGGCTCATCACTGACAGAATCCTCAGCGACTTCATCACTGGCAGAATCCTCAGCGACTTCATCACTTGGCTCTTCATCTTCAAGATTGTCGATCAAATCTTTCATTTCCTTTTCCTTTTCCTTTTGTCTTTCTTTTAGCTCGTCGGCATAACCACCAAGCATTCTACAAACTCTAAGAGTGTCTTCCCAAGTTTCAACCGCCATTGCAGCTTTAAGCAAAGGTTGTTCTTCATCTGTAAAGTTGATATCTAACAAATTACGAACCTTGGCTTTAATGTTTAGTCGATCTATAAAATGTAGAGAGTTAACATCTTTGTCGTCAATACCGAAGAAGTTTCTATTTAACAAATCCATATAACCGCGTTTGAAACAAAGAACAAGTCCTGGATAGGTTCTAATCACCAACTTTTCAATTCTAATGTCTTCAATTATATTAATAAACGATCTTGGTATGCCAGGGACTTCTTCTTTAGCATCATGCCAACCTTGTGTTGGAGTGTAAAGAGCATGGCCAACTTCGTGGCCAATCATCAGGTCATTAAGATGTTTAGATTCAGAGGTCCACAAAGGAAGACCAAGAGTACGAGTTTTAGGAACAAAGAAGGCTGTTTTGTAGTTTCCAACTTGAACCGTAATATCTTCTTTGGCTAGTAGATTAACAATGAGTTTATTCATTTCTTCAATTCCTTAATTTCTATACATGTATTATACCATAACCCAAGTACAATGTCAATAACAATTTGCAAACTTGTAGTTATAACGATATAACTAAATGTTATATCGGTAAGATTATTTGGTGTAGGTGTTTTCCAATTCATACGACCATTATATAGGGATTTCAGTATAATGTCAACAACTATTTTTGATTTAGACAGAACTTGGAGTTATAACGTTATAACATTTAGTTATATAAGATACGCTGAGTACGCTGCATGCTTTTAGAGTTGCTTGGTGATTACCGTGAAGGATTCAAGCCAGATATGTAAAAAATGTTCTAGTACCGACACATTACGAAGGTACTAGAACGTTTCTATTATTTTATGACACTAAAGTTACGAGACTTGACGAATTCTATCTTAGATCGAAACTTATCCGCGAGCATATCGCCTTTGTGAGATATGATAAAGGTGTTGCTTTCGGTGCCCAGAGTGTCCATTATCTTCATAAGGTTATCAACTGAGTCCTGATCAAGACTAGAGTCAAATGTTTCATCCAATATCAACAAGTTGGTGCTAGCGCTGTTCTTTAACTTCGCGATCTGTCGCCACGCAAATAACAAGGAAATATCAATCTTCATCTTCTCCCCTTCACTGAATGAGGAATAGCTGAAAGCATCTCTATATCTTGATCTGATGGTCTCGTTAAAGTTTTCATCGATGTTGAAGTCCACAAAGAAGTCAAGAATCTGTAAATACTTATTTACAATAATATTCATGACAGGAAGATACTCTTTTATGATTTTTGTCTTTATGCCTGTGTCCTTCAACATCTCATTACAAGCATTAAAATACGTTTGCTCTTCATTAAGTTTAGATTTAGTTTCAACCATAATGTCTCTTTGATTTATAAGATCATTTAGATTTTCGGTTGCTACACCAATATCTCCATCCTGATTACTTAATTTAATGAGACCAGCATTCTTATTATTGATAATACTATTCAGTCTTTTGATAACAGACATGTTATTTCGAATGGTCCCTTTATGATCATTCATTTTGTCCATCTCTTGCTGTAGTTCAGTCATGGCCAATTTGTTTGAATTTGAAGTATCTTCAAGAGTTGCCATTGCCTGTTGCAACTCTGTTGCTTTTGATTCACACGATCTGATATTATGATTCTTGGTATTTTCCTCAATTTGAATACCACACGAAGGACAATGATCATTGTCCGTGTAGAACTTAGCATCCTTTACTATATCATTCATTTTTTGTTTGAATTGTGCGGCGTATTCAACCAACTTAAGATTTTGATCGTTAGATTTATTCAATTCTTTTAATACCACATCAAACCTTGTATCGATCTCTGACTGTAAGTCGCTGTTGTGTTGATCATACTTAGTTATGTCTGCTGCAAGGCTTTCAACTTCTGTCTGTATACCAACCAAAGTGTTCTGATTAAGTACTGCTACTTTGTCTATATGACCTTTCTGCATATCTATCTTGTCTTTAAGAAGATCGTTCTGATAGACAACTTCTTTTAGATGATCTTTATTCTTATTAAGTCGATCTTTCATGATACTATTCATTTTAGAAAATATGTTTATATCTAAAAGATCTTCTATTACTTCGCGCCGATGACCAGCAGGCAGCTGCATAAACGGAATAAAAGAACTAGAACCTAAAACTACAATCTGATGAAACGATTTGTGGTTCATCTTAATTATGTTGAGTTCAAGAAACTTCTGATAATCCCTTGCTTTTGCATCTTGGTTGATTAATGTATCATTCTGATATATTTCAAAACGAGCAGGCTTGATGCCTCGTATAATAAGAAAAGATTGCTTTCCTATATTAAATTCAACTTCCGCTACACAATTCTTTCCGTTAATAGAGTTTATCAGTTGTGGCTTTGTGATGTTTCTATGAGGTTTGCCAAATAGTGCAAATGACAAAGCATCTGTCATAGTAGACTTTCCAGAACCATTCTTGCCTACAACTAGTGTAGTTTGAGATCGATCAAGAGCAATCTCAGTAAAAGCATCGCCCGTACTGAGAAAGTTTTTATATCGAAGTTTAGTAAAGTGTATAATAGGTAGTACCCCAATTCATTATGTAATTTTGCATTAAGTTATTTCTCATACCAATTTCTCATCAGATTGTCTTTCCAAGGTAACATCCTTAAGTTATCTTTTTGAGACAATTCCTCAGCTGAAAGGCCGTTTTCAAATCCGAATTTAATCGTTATAATATGGTCCAGTTGGTATCCGCCATCAACACCACATATAGTTCGGGGATGATCGTTCGGATTAATTTCCTCTTTGTACATTTCATATATTTTCTGTGTAAGTCGATGCACTCTACCTCCAAATTTTTTAAATTCTGGCGTAGTGTCTTTGCTTTGAGCCTTACTGAATGACTCAGTCTGCGTATATGATCTATCAATATTTCGTACTTTAGTTAGATATTCCTCATTTATATGCATACATGATCTAGAACAATATTTACGATTGCTAGATGGAACGACTAACATTAACACTCCACACTCCCCGCAAATTTTGTTATTTTTTGGCCCGTGTTTTGGTCCACTTCCAACTTGGCGCTTTGCACATATTTGATAATGCTTTAATAATCTGCTTACTGTAGGTCTAGATATATTAAAGTTCTTCATAATTTCATCATAGGTATGGTCTTTAACCCATAATATATCTTCTTCTGATAAACGCATATTAATCTCTTTTGTATGGAGTTATTTATACATTTCCATTTTTCCATTTCAGTTTAGTAAAACTTATCATATTAGTGCTTCCAAGTTACCGCCTGATGACCTTTATGTTTAACCATCCAGTCTGCGCAGTAACTTGCAGCAAAAGCATCTGGTTTCGCCTTGGCTTTCATGCCAGTCATACCCATTACATAACCAGTCGCTTCGTTAATAACGATACTGGAGTTATGCTTTTTATTAGGGTTAATGTCAAGGTGGATTTCACATTCAAAGTTTTCTAATTCTTCTGCTAATTCCATATACAAACCAACGACCTTATACGACTCATTCATAAGACGCATTCTAGGTTTTGCTTTGTTTGGGTCATAATCCCGTTCAGTATCGCTGTAACCAAATACTCTACAACCATGGCGGCCGCTAAGATGAATTACCACCACGGTAGTATATCTGGCATACCACGTATTGCCTTTCTTATACTTAACGGAGTCACAACCTAAATAGATCTTTGAGTCGTCCTCTACTGTGGTAAGGAATTCTTTAATTTCTTCAATTTCAATCTGATTAAACATTATTTAAACTACCTCTAAATTTAAAGCCTCAATGTAGACTTCTTGCATCAATTGCTTGATTCTTTCTTTATTCAAATCCGTTTCTACATTCATCACGTAACCATCCAATAACTCCGTGGTATCTTCTACCGTAATGTTATTGTCTGAGGTGTTCATCCCTGCAAATTCATCGAACGATTCCGCGATCTTTAGATCATGGACGCCCACATCATTAATCCTATCAACAAACTTATCAAAAGAGTAAGGGTCGGATTTATGTACAACCACGATCTTTATAAATTTGTCTGTGAACTTTTGCACATCAACTGTGCTATAGTCGGTGGTCTTATCATCATATATTATCTTCTCAAATAGAGTCACCGAATTATGTACTGGACTCATGATTCGAGTATCTGTATCAAATATATGGAAATACTTAGGATCATGAGCATCAGCCCATGTAAATTCAAGTTGTGACCCAAGATATGTTATATTGCCCTGAGAAGACTTTGTATGAAAGTGCCCAGACCACACCTGTTCAAAGCGCTTGAATGCCTCCATACCCATACCATGCTGGTTTTTAATACCTTTCATCATATCAAAACCCACCAACTCTAGGTGTGCTCCAAGAAAGTCTGCTTTACAGTTCTGCACAAAGTTCATGCTTTCTTTATAGTTATAGTTATTAATCCACGGCAACAGGGCAATATTGCAACCGTCATAGTTCATAACCCGTGGCTCCATTACTATATTTATCTCGTTCATGTAATGACCTAGCAACTCTTTTAGTGAACAAAGATCGTTGTCATTCTTATAAAAAACATCATGATTCCCAGGTATGATATCCATAGTGATACCAAACTTCTTTAGGTTGTCTAGAAAGTGCTTACGATTTTCGTGAAGTGCTTTAAAGTTTATAAACTTTCGGTGGTCGTAATAGTCACCCAGATGAATAATTGTAGTGATGCCATGTTTAACTAAATAAGGAAAAAACACATTCTCATAAAAGTCGGCCTGATACCTAATAAAGATCTCAGACGAGTTTCGTATACCACAATGAGTATCATTTAAAAATGCAATTTTCATGATAGATCTTTACTTTCAGGCCAGTTTCTGAGTCCTTTGCTTTTCAATTCAAGATCAGTCATTATCTTAATAACATAATCTGACGCGTTATTAAGATTTAGTCGAATTGAATATTCATCAACATTGTGGCCAAATGGCTGGTCATTTCTTACTAGCATTTCAAATGCTTCTGTATATCTATTAGAAGATAATAGATATGTTTTGTATTTTGCCTTCATAAAAATGTTGCTCAAATTAAAGTTTGTTAGTTATCATTGTCGCTAATATCCCAATCCTGTCGTTCCGAATCCATTCGAGAATCATTAAATGCCGTCATATATTTTGTAGATACCAATTCAGTTTTTACTGCTGAATCTGATTTTACTACCACAACCTCTTGAAGTTTTACGTTATCTTCGGGTGTATAAAACATATTTCTACCTATTGAATGTGAATAATTCCAACCCTTCTTTTTTAGCTTTTTGTGCTTTCTTCTCAGCTTTTATCTTTTTCTTGGTAAACCCATCGTCTTCCTTTACTCTTTGAATTCGTGATCTTAAATCATCGACAAAGGTATGATCAATGCTACTTAAATGGTTTAGTTCTTCATCATTTAGATACATAAAATCATCGTAACCAGATCTTTCTATGAATTTAAATTTAATATCTTGTTGCTTCTTCTCCTTTGCTATTCGACGCAAAAATGCAAAATAGCTAATTTGAGTAAAGTACGAAAAGGCATTTGGATTACCCGTTCGAGTTGCTGCTTCAATGTTATAGTTAACTATGGCTCGTAAGTTGTTTTCTACTGCATCCATTACCATCTCATCTCGATATGTATATCTAATGAAGTTTGATTTGTAGGACAACCCTTCTGCTATTTTTAGAAAGCATCTGGCAATATATTCTGGAACAACTGGCACCACGGTTTCATTTTCTTTGGCCGTGTTTGCAATCTTAACATAATCACAAACTGCTTGTGAGAAGTTTTTATTGTTCACGTAATGCGGTTTATCTTTAGGTTTAATCTTCATTGTTTGTTTCCTTTATAATGTATTATACACCATCTTGGCGTATTTGTCAATAACTATTTAATATTAAACTTATTCACAAAATGGTTGACAAACTTGTGTAGTTGTGTTATAATAACTAAGTCGTGCCGGGGCAGGTTGGTGTACACTAAATATCTAATGTAAGGTCAACCCTTCGGGATTGCCCTCCTGCGGTTCTTCTTCCTGCAAGGCATCCTTTAATTCCTGTCCTACGATTTTACTTAATGCATCCACGTAAAAGTTACACATTTCTGCATTAGGCTCTGCTATAACAATTCCAGTCTTCATAATTGTCACGGTGTTGTTCTCTGCAAAGTTCATGAAGTCCTTCATATAATAAGTATACTTATCTTCTTCTGAATTGCTTTTAACTACTTCAAGACTGTCTTGCATTTCAATATAGACATCATTTTGGAATGTAACATTACCTACAATAAACTCTCCAGTGGCAAGTTTTATATACAATAATTGTACTTCATTTATAGCTCTCATTTTAAAGGTACCTCATAAACTTTATAATCAAATTCTTGTTGACTGTATATCTTAATTCTTTCTGCTGCATGATTTAATGCATAATTTTTATGTGATTTCCAATGCAAGTCGTCTGCAATGTCATACACGGTTGTAATTCTTCCATCATCAGATTTTCTCAAACCACGTCCTATCGATTGTAAAATCTTAATTTGGCTCTTCGACGGAGATGCAAAGACAATATTGTGTAGGTTCCTAATATTTATACCTGTAGAAAATACACCTAAACTAGCAACAATAATCGCATTCTTTTGTGTTTCAGTTAGTTTCCGTACATACTCTCTGGTATCGGCATCAGTCTTACCAGACACATAAAAGATCTTTCTTCTTTCGTGAGCATGCTTTTCTATAAGAGCATGTAGTGGTATACCATGCTTTTCCACAAACTGAAACAAGATTAAAGTATTACCATCTAGATCAAGAGCAAGATTTTTGATAAAGTTGTTACGTTTTTCGTGCCGAACAATAAAATCAATCTCGTCAGGATACTTCATCTTCTTAACTAACTTACATTCTTCATCTCTAAACTTCAACAATAGAATGTTAATATTCAGGCCAGCGAGAGTTCCATCATCAATAAGTTTCTTGGTTGTTGTCACGTAATGTGCTTTACCAAAGTGACCTTCAAGCTGCAATCTATGGCTCTTTGCAGAGCTGTCTTTGATAGTACCGGTAGTGCCAAATCTATATGCTGCTTCTGATAAGTTGGACATAATAGAGGTCAGAGACTTTGCTGTAGCGAGGTGCGCTTCATCCACTACGACACAACCATACCTTTCAAACCAACTCTTATTGAGCTTGTATATAGACTGCCATGTTGATATTACAATTCTGGGTGTTGTAGTTTTTCTAGTTATTTTTTTTATTTTCATGATATGATCTTATATGTTTAGGGATGCAATGTGCCGCCATAGCTCTATCACAATATTCACATTTGATTTTGGGTTTTGATCGACCCTTCGCTTTAGTTGTAGTACCCTTATTGTGACCTTGTTGGATCCAATCATCTCCGGGCTTTTCGTTTGCTTGAGTACGTTCATAGGTTACAGTATTATACCAACACTTTCTACCTTTCATATCAGGCATAGAATCAAGTTTTTTCTGAACAAAAACAGGATTTTGCATAGGATTGTTAGTATTCCACACATTCGTTTTATTTTTAGTACGAGTTTCTATAGACTTCTTATGAGTTTCCTCATCATTGAAGGGACTGTGCTCTTTCATAAACTCGCGTTGATTTTCTCTTTTCCCCGAATTCCATTCAGCAACCATCATCTCAGATTGAGTGATGGCGTCCCTTCGCCCATCTTTGTAACTAGCTTTCATATCTTCGGACATCATGGCTGCAAGGTCTCTTTTTAGACTTTCGTATACCCTATTGGTTACACGACTTTCTGTGTTATTTGATTTCATAGACATTGCTGTATATGCCCTTAACATAGAATATCGACCTTTGTCCGTTATAAATTTAGGCAACAGCACGTGTGCTAAATAATGTTCCCTTGCTGTTAATCTTACCATATTATTTTTTGCATTACAACCACCAAGAGATTTAGGTAATATGTGATGGTTTTCGGTGTAATTGTCTCTATCTACAGGATTAGCTAACCGGTTAGCTATTATATTACAATACCAATTATAATATTTGTTTATGTTCTTGCCCTTGTAGCCATTTATCGTCAATTTCGTGAGATTCATTTAGTTCGTCTGCTCTTATTTTACATTTCTTATTGTTATTTATAATATCTATAAACGCATTGCCTAAAAATCTATACAATTTACCATCAATCGTCTCTATTTCTATGTATACTTTTGTGGGTGGTACCTTATCTTGCCCCGAGTATATAATATGGCAAAGATCATCAGACATAAACCCGTCGTCAAATTCTGAATAATCCGCGAAGTCACTATTCATTTGTTTTACAAGTGAGGTTGTTGGCACTACAATTAGTATATCTTTTTCGTTGTTGTCAAGATAATAACGAAGTATAGAATATATAATAAAAGATTTGCCAGACGCAGTTGGAGATATAACCAAAGAGTTTCTATTCTCTAGGCAATGCTCTACCGCGGCTAATTGATAGTCGTGATGCTTTATAGGTGCGCCGCGAGAAGTAAAAGTGCAGTCATTGATCCATTCCATATCATAAGAGTGTAGAGTCCCAGGCATGCCATAATAGTTATTGTGCTCTACTTCGATCTTGTAATCTCGAGTTTTGGCAAATTCTTCAACATAAGTATAGAGCCCAATAGGCAGCTGTCTATCTCTCGAGTTAAAAATGCGAATGTAGCCGTCCCATTGCTTGTTCTTATATGAGGGCATGAACTGATATCCCTCAGGTTGAAAAGCAAAGAAGTCAGTTAACTCATTGAGTATAGAAGGCTCGGCATCAACATGCAAAAACGCTTGGTTCTTCTTTTTTAAGGTTATTGTATTCCATTCTTTCATATCACATCCCACTTGTAAATTGACGCCATTTTATAGCATTGCCGATAGTTTGGTGTCTCCATTTTATCGACTCCATTATCTCTTTCAGTACATCTACCACGTTTTTGGTGTATTCGATTCTTGCTAGTGCTGATTGTATGTGTTCATCCGCATCATAAAAATAATGCATCTCACCTTTCATGATCTTTAAACCTTGGAGTGCATCGTAATCCCAGCCCAGCTTATCTATTGCATCTTTGGACATTTTGCCATTATACCATAGATATTTATTTTTTAGGAGTACTTGTAGTTCTGCTTCGCGCTTTTTGAGAGTAAGTCTATACATCGACCAGATCTCTATATATTTTGAATGAAGCTTAGCACCTTGGATAGATGCTGCGTCTAGATTCATCTCGTCGATGGGAGAATCGACTTTCCACATAGCATAGATTGCTTCTAATGTTATCATTATAAAGAGCCTTCATATAATTAGTTTACATATGTATTTATACAGCTATAATATCTTGTAGTAGCTGTAATTAAACGTGACGTTTGCAGTCATATATTCAACGTCAGATGCAGTTGCATCAAAAGCAACGGCAGATAAATCTACTGGAAAAGCATCAATAAACTGTATTTGCTTATTAACATTATTTGATGAAGACAATATTGATAATGTCATATCTCGGGTTTTCTTTATGTTGTCACTTTCAACAACCTGTGCCAGAATCCAATCATGTATTTCTTGATAGTTAATTAGATTCTCGTCAATAAGAAACGTGCAGTCAAATGGACTGTAATCAATCTTATCACCATGAAAGCCTAGTTGTCTTACAGGTGTTGCAAAGTTAGCGGGTGGTAGAGAAATAGTGGGCAATGTTGCATTTTGAATAAGAAACTGAGAGTTCTTAAATTTAAGATTGTCTATAAGTAAATGAAATCCCGTAGGCGACAAATAGGAAACGTCTTCCATCATAGAAACTTCGTCTGATGAAGATATGTTGGTTTTAATATTATACGGCATAACGTTCTCTATTTTCTTGTATGTTACTATTTATAACATCTTTATCGGCGCCCATAAAAAAAGGGTCGCAGCAATAGCGACCCTTCCTATTATTTTCTAAAGATTAATCAGGGACTAAGCAGTAGAATCAATGATACCATTAACTTTAACAATTCTGTAATAAGTGTTTGTACGAACCGCACCTATTTCATTAGTACTGTCAACGAATGGGTTTGCTACCATACCATAGCGAGTTTTGAAACCAATTTTAGGTTGGAATGTATTTTCACCAACAGCACGAACCATTGTTAAAGGAACATATGGGCAGTAGAAAAGACCTGCGTCATAAGCATTAGAACCTTTATAACCAATTGACATATAATCAACAGTGGCATATGGGTCAAGGATAACTTTCATGTTTCCGCCAATTGTTCCTACAACAGTAGGACCAGTAACGTCATCACCAACAGTTAGACCATTCAAAGGTGAAGAATAATCAAGAAGACCAGCAGCATTCAATGAAGCAGCGATATCAGATGAAACGATAACGAAGTTACCTTTTCCACGGCGAGTATCGATTGCAATTTTGTTTGCTTCACGTTGGATGTGCAACATAAGCATCTTGATTTTTTCAATTGCCCAACGACCGTCAGCATCTGTAGAAAGGTCGTAAATACCAGCAGTTGTTAAACCAGCTTGTTGAGCACCAAGAACAGCACGTGAGTTAACAGTACGAATTACTTCGCGGTTAACTTCAGCAAGAATTTCACCAGAAAGGATATTAGCCAATTCTGATTCAGCATCAAGACCATGTACAGCTTTAAGATCTTGTGCAAGTTCCATTGTGTATTCAGCTTTAAGAGCACGTGACTTTGCAGTTACAGTAGTCTTATCGATACTGAAAGACATTTCAGCAAAATGACCTTCGTTTGATTCACCGCTACCTAGAGCTTCAGAAGCAGCAGTAGTCATTGCTTGACCAACGCCGAAAGCGTCATTTACTGTGTCAGCAGGAGATGAGTCAGTTCCACCAAGTGAACTTGAATCAGCACCCATTGCAGAACCGGCACCGGTTAAATCACCAGCAGCGTTGTTTCCAGAGAAACCAGAGTTAGCTTCGCCAAATAATGCTTCAGCACCACTTTGAGAAGTGTAACGAGATTTCATTGCAAAGATAAGTCCAGTAGGACCAGACATTGGCTGAACGCCAGCAATATCATATGCAATCAAATTAGGCATTGCGCGACGAACAAGAGAGATCAGAATTGGATCCCAGTTTGCCATTGGGCTTGCGCCACCAGCAGTAGCATTCGCAGCTTCGTTAAGATAAGTGGATTGACCACGTTCTTCCATAAGAGCACGTTCAGTGTTCTCAAGAGCAACAGCAGTTACCGCGCGTTTTTGAGCATTACCAATAGTTTCAACGCCATCAGCGTCGAGCATTGGTGCCCATTTTTCTAAAATTTCTTTTTGGTTTAGCATTTTGTTAATAACTCCGAGTTATTTATTATTTAACGCAGCAATATACTGTGTCATTGAATTAGAAAGTGACTTAGTAACAGGGCCAGCTTCGTTTAATTCATCTTCATCAGCAGTAACTACAGTGGTTTTAAAGTAAGATTCTTTTAAAGTGGTTACTTTTGTAGTAAAAGTTTCAGCACTTTCAAAATCAATATCTTCGACTAAAGTTTTTAGTTTTTCAATTTCCGATTCAGACAACCCAATTGAAGACTCACGAATGATTTGTTGCTTAACAAGTTTCGCATTTTCTTCTTTAAGTTTGATGTTACGCGCAACTTCTGTATTATAATCTTCTTCAAGACCTGCAGCTTTATTGCTAAGTTCATCAACAAGATCAACCTTGCTTTCTGGAACTTCGACATAATGCTCATCGAATACAGTTTTCAGTGAACTAATAAATGATTCCGCGATTTCGGTACGAATGCCTTTTTCTACTTCGATTGTGTTATCTTCCATCCATGTTTCAACAACATAGTTTAAATAACCATCAACCTTTTCGACTAATGCTGATTGTATAGCATCAACTTCTTCGTTTAATTTTTCAGCATATTCTTCTTCTAAACGGTCAACAGTTTCATTGATTTTAGATGTAAGAGCTGCTTCAAATATAACAGAAGCCTTGGCACGAAATGCTTCAGATAAAGTAGATTCGCCTTCAACTAATGCGTCAAGATCTTTTTTGAATACTTCTTCTTTCTTCAATTTCTTGGCTTTTAGTTTTGCAGCAGACGCCTTAACAGCAGCGGCAGTAGCAGCGGCAGCTTCTTCGCCGTCATCTTCTACAGATTCGTCAACGTCATCTTCGTCTTCTTCGTCTTCTTCACCTTCCTTGAAAGGTTTAGCTTTTTTCTTTCCGAAGTTGTCTAGATTTTCATCTTGCTCATCTTCGTCTTCTTCTTCTTCGGTTTCCTCATCAAACTCTTCAATGTCTTCAACGAGTTCATCTTGGAGGTCATGCGGGTTTTTGTACTTTTTCATATGTACAGTGCTCCTAAAATGTTAAAGTATTGAGAGGAAATCACATGATGTAACTTCAGTCCCACTTAATCAAATAACCCATTATATAGTTAAAAACGATTATTTCAAATCATTAATTATATTTATACAAAAACGATCCTCTGGATCGAATTATATCGTATTTAAGAAATCCTTAAATAATTTAAAAGATAGATCAGTATCCATCTTCTTATTTTTAAGAGTCTTTCTTTGTTCTTCCAATGTCTCCATTGCATAGACGCCATGCTTTTCATCATACAACCATTCAGCACCTTCTAAGATACCATTAACGAATGCTTCATGAGCAGAAGGGTCTTGTACAATATCAACAGTGTTAAGCATAAAATCTTCGCCTACCTGATTGATACCATTTTTTGTTACTAATGAACCCATACCCCGTGATGATACACCAAGCTGAACTCCTCCTTCAATTAAACCTTTCGCGATTAATCCCATAGGAGTATCAAGTAACTTCGCCTTTCCTAAAACATTATTTCCTTCCCAGGTCAGTTCTGTGATAAGATGAGATACTTTGTCAAGATTGATTGTAGGACCTTCTGGGTGGTTTAATTCACCAACCGATCGTCCTGCCGCTATTTGAGTTTTAGAATATGTCTCTACTGCCTTTTCCATGATCTTCTTTGGATATATACGGCCGTTTCGATTCTTTTTCTCTGACTGCATGAATATACCTTTTATATAGGTACTTTTCTTTTGGCCGTTAGATTCTGTGATATATTCAAGTTCTTGGCCGAAATCTTCACATATAAGTTTCATTAGTCTTCCTGTTTATAGATCGACTTACCTATCTCTACTTTCTTTGCTTCAATAGCATCTGAGATACGAGCGCCAATCTCTTGTTTGAACATTGAATTAGCTTCTGGACTATCACCATCTGCTATTGATTTAATCATTTTTTCTATTGACATAATATTTCTCCGTTTATCCTTTAGGATAAGTTATAGATGTAAGTCTTAACAGAGAACTACCTGCAAATAAACTCTGTGTTTGATTTTTGTCCATTACTAATGAACCTGCAGCTTCTATTGACATAGAAGCAACCGCTCTGTCGAATTGAATAACCTCTGCCGTTCCTGAACCATCAATATCATCGGTAAGATTATTATCCAATGTTATTGCGTTGCCTGCTATAGCAGTTATAACTGAACCGGTGTCAATGTTTGCTGCAGTTGCAACATCTCCAATTAATAATCCAACAACATTATCTAATGTCAAAACAGATTGACCTGACGCATTGTTGACTGAAGTTGTTTGTGGATTATTATCTACAAGAGTAATAACATGAGAATTTGAGCTATCTGTATTAGTAATTCGAACTGCCTTACCTAAAGACACAGTCGATGCTGTTGCTTGTGAGGTAGGAGAAGATATTTCCAAAGTCAGTGGTTTGTAATACATAGTTTCTATCCTTTAATATGTTTATATTTATACAATCTATATCTAGACTATTTCAAACCTAGAAATTTGATAGTTGTTAGCAATTTGCCGATTATTTTACCAAACGATCCCTCTTGTTCATTACTTATTCCTTCAATACAGAAGTCATCGATTATATTAATAATTTATTCAGCTCATTAATTTCATCATCTGATTTATCTGCCTTATCTTCTTCTAAGTCTAATGGTTTATCATCCACAACCAAATCTGTGGATTCACCAAAATCGTCGTCATCGTCTGGAGCCGCGTCCTTTTCGGCCTGTATTTGTTCGATGGTTAATGCGATATCTTCATCATTCTGCATTAAAATATTCTTTCTTACCCATTCAACGGAGTAGTATCTGCCAACGTATTCGTCAACTTCTCTAAGAGTAAGGATTCTTTCCCTTAACAATTCCGCATTTTTCATTTCTGCGAAGTGAGAATCTTTAATAAAATTAACCGAAATATCGTGCTTGATTACTAACCATTCTTCTTCAGTTACAATACCTTTGAGTATTAACTGAGTATGAAGCATGTCTATGAAAAGATTTGAAAACTTTTTTCGTATACGTGAAACAAACTTTTGAAATTTAAGTTCTTCTCTTGTAGTTTCACTTGCACGACCTAACGAGATCATACCTGAGTTTTCAGTATCTAATCTAGATGCAGGTACAGTTAATGCCTTGTATAGTTTCTTTTGAAAATATATAATATCGTCAATCTGTCCTAGATTGTCACCACCTGGGAGAGTTGATATTTCTGTTCCTCGACCGCCTTCGCGTCTTGGTAACCAAAAATCTTCAAGCATAGACATATGTTTATTGTTGTCTTTAAGTTCACCAGTAGATGCATCGTAGACCATTTTGTTGCGATACCGAGCCATGATATTTCTTAGATATTCCTCGGCTTTGCCTTTAGGTAGATTACCAACGTCTATATAAAATATACGTCTTTCAGGTGCCCGTGACATACGGTAGACAACCAAGCTGTCTTCCATCATACGCAATTGATTAACCGCTTTCATTGCTTTGTGTAGATGAGAAAGCACTTGCGTTCTAGTAGGATCAAATAATCCAGATGTTACATATGTAATAGAATCTGGAGCAACTTTAAGTCCTGTGTTGGCCGCGCCAATTCCACCAATTCCATTCTTTTCATAGATATAAAATTCGTTTGTTCCTGTAATTATCTCTGCTTTGGTTACAGGGTCAATTTCTTTTATTACTTCTTTTACCTTTCTGATCTTGGTTGAATCAATTGGTCGTACTTCAATCAAACCTTTTTTAGGATTGTCTGGGTCTATAATTTTGTGGTAATATAACCTACCGTCAACGTACCAACGTCTAAATATATCATGACCTTGAAAATTCATATTCAGCAATTCGCCGATATATTCAAATTCTTTTCTTATAATATTCTTTATTCTGTCTGGTTGTTTTAAATCGTCTAGCGTAATGCTAACAGGAGATGAAGAATCGTCTGACACGATTGCTTCGTTTACTATATCGTCTACAGCTGCATCACATTCAGCTTGCATTGCTATATCACGATACTTTATAATTAGTTCTTTATCGTTTTGCGCTTGGCCGCCGTCTTGATCTAAATATGTTCCATAATGGCCGCCAGCGTCAACTACATAACCGCCGTCATCGTCATTTACCGCTGGAACAAACGACTTATTTTCTTTGTTTTCCTTGCCTTTTCGTACTATTTCAAATCCAAAAAAATCTAATGCCATTATACAATACCTCTTTATATAGAAAGGGGAGAGCGTACCCTCCCCATATGTTTCTATTATTTATAACGCCTAGCTTGTTGAACTGGATTCCCAATATTGGATTTGTAATTCAACTGTAAATTCTTCAATTGTGTTTTCACTATCATAGTTAACATCGATAGCAGAAACATTTGAAGGCCAACATCCACGGATATTGTAAGTCTTAGTAACAACTCCTTCTTTGTTTAGTTGTTCAACAACCATATCAGCTGAATAATCGGTAGGATTGCTCAAACCTGTATTATTGTTATGTTGGTTGATACCATTCATCCATTGCTCAAACGAGTTACGAACACTCATCTCAACATCATTGATAACCGTCAAGGTCCAAGGTTCGAAAGTTCTATCGCCTGCAATTTGCAGTTGACGACCACGAAAAGGAATCATGATTGGTGCAATGATTGATGCTGGAAGTGAAGCACCTTTGATAAGGAAAGATGCAAGTTCGGGGTCACCGCCCGCATATCCTGGAAAGTTACAAGTAACTCGGAACATATTAGCCCGAGCACCGCCACCTTTTAATTTCGACTTGAAGTCATCTACGCCTAAAGTTGCCATTAATATATCTCTCCTATTTGAGTTTGTGTTGCAATGATGTTACTCATAACTGATTTGATTTGTGTTTCGTTTATATTCATGTGTTTATTCCTATTCTCTTGCCAGGGTATAAATCTTAAGTTGTTTATATGACCTAATAACTCGGGAGCAATATTATTATCAAAACCATATTTAATTGATATGATATGATCTAGTTGATAAGCCCCTTCTTGGCCACACAAACCTCGAGGTTTGTCATAATTCTTCAAAGACGATAAGTCATTTAATCTTGTAACTCTCAGCACATTCGCATAATATGCTTTCTGGGCATCTTTGTTGGAATTCCAACGTGGATGATTCGTCCCTTGCATATTAGGCATTATTCTGCCCTTATTAGCTCTACCAGCAACATTTCCCTTCATCTGAATGCTTTTGCGGCATGTGTAACAAGTATCAGTATTTCTACTATATCTTTGCGTATAAGTTTCTTCACATAGATCACATTTACATTCAACATCAACACACGAACCGCTCAGAAGTTCAGACACCAATACTTTAATTCTTGGTATGATTCCCCATCGCGGCGCTGGATTATCAAATGAATAACCCTTTGATTGCCAATATTTCATGTTACTGGATGAAATCTTCATTTCGATATATTTCGTTATTATCATCTTTGTTTACCTTTAACAAAACCTAAAAATGTGTTTATGCAGAACGATAGGTTATTCGTCTCTTCGGGTGGCCACCCTAGCATAAACATAACTCTTATTTACTGACCTGCTATTTCAGAGAATTCGACCCCCGTTCTAGTTGCAATAAAGTTCAATGTAATATAATTTATAGCTCGGGCAGGTTTGATATAAATATCAGCAACAAAGTTGTTGCTATCGATAACCTGACCCGTGTTATTAGTAGAATCACAAACAACTTTAAAGTCTGTTAAACCACGACGGCCTTTGATATCTCGTAAGAATGGTTCAACCATATTTCTGAATTGTGCGCGAGTAAACTCATCATTCAATTCAAAGAGTTGAAATTTAGATGCAGTTGCAACAGCCTTCTCGAGGACGATAAACAGACGACGAACATTGATTCGATCAAACGCAGATGGGCGAGCCAACATAGTTTTATCACCGTAAAGAATAGTTCCTTCACCTGGGAATGAAACGATAGGGTTAACGCGTGCCTTGTAAAGATCATCACGCTCCGCTTTTGTAGGATTATATGCAATCTTAACTGTGTTCAGAATCTGACCACGATTAAATCCAGCAGGCGAGAACCATGCATCGGCAACACCATCTGTATAAGCACAAAGTCCTGCGGTATGTCCGTTAGCAGGAATCCAACGATAAAGATCGTTGTATTTGTCGTAGATTTTAACAGCAGTAGAATCAGCAACAGAATATGAAGTAGATGCAAGTGCGTTAAAATATTCTAAAACGTTTGTAGCAGGAGTTGCAGCGTTAACTGTATCTGCGATTGGTGGTGATATAAAAGCAACACAATCCTTCCGGCCTTCAACCAAAGTAATTACTTTAGCGCCCAGGGTTGTTACACCGTTAACGTCAACTGGAGCGATTAACAAGTTAATGTCAACAGTTTCAGCATCTGCAAACAGATCAAGTGCTATTGATAATTCACCAGCAGTAGCAGCAGAACCTTCAACACCACCATTAAGAGTAGTAACTTCGGTTGTACTTCCAGCAGTAAAATCAGTTATACTTGTAGTGCCAGCATCGACAGCAGTAGTGTGATCAAGCCAGTAGATGTATTCTGATGTTGAAGCAATAACTTCAATATAGTAGTTAGAAGTACCATCAGTTTTCTTTGCATCAGAAGCAGCAGAAACATATGCGAATTTTTCTAAAACGTTTCCAGGTGTTCCTGAGATTGTACCCAATGTGTCTATAACGATAATGTGCATTTCATCAAGAGACCCACCACGAGCAACCGCGTAATCAGAAGAAGTAGGTTTAGAATCAAATTCTTTGTCGTATCGAGCAGCAGAACCTGTCCAAACTGCCCATGCGGCGTCTGACGCAGGACAAACTTCAACTTTGATTCCGTTACCGATAGTTCCTGCAGCACGTGCGCCCCAGATACCAACAGAAGCTTCACCAGCCTTAAAATTGTCTTCGTAATGTGATAGATTTTTGATTAATAATCCAGTTCCAGAACCAGTTGCATTTACTTGTAATGCCTTTGCAGCACGAACAATTCTTAATGAATTTCCGTATTTTAGAAATGCTGCAGCTTGAAAGAATGGGGTGAAATTTGCGGTGGTTGGTTGACCGAACTTAGCAACCATATCTGTTTCTGATGAAACAGTAGTTACTTCGCCAATCGGGCCCGCCGAGAAGTCGCCAACCAAAGCACCTATCGATGTAGATACTGCGGGTACGACATTCGTTAAGTCAATTTCCTTGACTTGAACGCCTGCTGATACTTGAAATGCTGACATGTTTTTATCCTTTGTTAAAATAATAAGAAATCATAATAAGGTTGTATTCAATTTACATATATTTATATCAAATGGTATCTGCGAATCTTTGATTTAGATATTCCAGTGAGACGCCAAGCCTCAGATATAGAACTATACAGCTTATTGTCTATTGATACTTCTTTAGATTGTGTTTGTATATAGCCGTTCTCATATAACATTTTTAAACTCTTTGACATTTGATCTCTAACACGAATATCACTCATGGCTTTAATCTTTTTGTCGACAGTTTCGCTACTCTGTTTTACCCCCATCTTGCTTTTTGATATCTTGCTTTTTGTTTCTTCAGATTTCCTTTTTCCGGTATTAGCAATCTTCAGCTTGAGTTTAAATGATTCAGATTTAGGCTTTCTTGCACCTTCTAATGCTGATTTCTCACTGATAGCAAAATTATCCGTTTTATTGAGGAATTTTAAATTTTCAACGACTCTCATTCGTTTTAAAACTACATTTTCCCATGCTATAGCATTTGAACTATTATCAAAGATTCTTCTTATATTGATAATGTCAGGTTCGCCATATTCCATTCTGAATGATTTGACGTGCTTAGAAGAAGTAAAGTAAGATACCCATAAATCATCGGGGGTACAGTTTTTGGCATATCTTACCCCATAATAATATTTGGCATATTTCGACCATCCTATAACATAAGTATAAGGTTTATAACTAATGGTAGACATGATAGCTAATACCTCATTTGAGTTTATAGTAAGATTCATAATACGATTATCTTCAATTTACC